TGACGAACTGGTGTTGCGGGTCGTAAATAATGGCGTTCTCTACAACGCCACTAGGACTGATGATGAGGTAACGGGACGCACTCATAGGTTTAGAAATACCAAGTCAGGACGACGATTCCGTTGCCACCATTGCCACCATTCCCCCCATTTGTGAGTCCTGCACCACCACCTCCTCCTCCTCCACCGGGGAATGCCCCATTCCCTCCAGCACCACCGACGCCTGTCAAGTTTGAGCCACCACCTCCACCCCCTCCACCAGAAGTCCGGTAGTGCTGCGGTGATAGTGCATTTGCACCTACTGCACCTCCTGCTATCCCGCCAGATGCACTCCGACCTTGCAGCAACCGTTTGTTGATAGCTCCTCCAGCACCACCTGCGTGCTGCGACGTGGTGCTAAGTCCACCACCAGCACCACCACCTGTAGCGGCTAACAGCAGCGAAGTATTCCCTTGAGAAGTTCCAGCACCCCCAGCATTAGCGCCAGGAAGACTCTGCCCCCCATTTGTTCCTGAGTACCAACCGAAGGATGATCCAGCACCACCACCTTGAGTGCTTGTTGATCCGTTGCCTCCAGGGTTTGCGCCTTGAGCAATCACAAGCCCCGGAATAACACTCGGCGCACTAAGTGATGCAACGGGGTTTGGATAAATCAACACGCCAGAAAATCCGGCAGTCGATGCGCTTCCACCATTAGGGCCACCTATCCCGCCCTGCCCCCCGCTACCGACAAACACGCTGAGTTGTGCGCCTGCCAAATCATCAACCGTGATGAGTTGCTCATCCCATGCTCCACCACCACCACCACCACCACCACCACATGAGACCAACGTGCCGTTGCAGTTGTAACCCGCACCACCACCACCTCCTGCTCCATGAACAAAAGCGTTCAGCATCTTTGCCCCTGCCGGGATAGAAACGGGAGACACCGACGACGTGTACACGTCAACCTGCACACCACCACCGCTACCTCCACCACTTACCGTGCTCCACGAGGCATTCGTCCCATCGGTGGTGAGATACTTCCCACTGTTGTTCGCTTGAGCAGGCAAGAGTCCGTTGAGTGCGTGAGCCGCAGTTGGCGCAGCAACACCAGTCCCACCGTTTTGCAGAGAGAGTGTCCCGGCAAGTGTGATAGTCCCGCTTGAGGTGACCGGGCCACCGCTCGTGATGAGTCCGGTGGTTCCGCCAGATACACCGACGCTTGTTACGGATCCACCACCGGATGCCGTGTTGTTTACTTCGAGCGTCTTGGTATCGGCATCCCAGTCCAGAGAGATGTTCGTGCCTGCAACCAGCACCTGCGCTACACGCGACCCGACTGCGTCATCGAAATCGATAACCTGAGACGACGAGTGTGTATGCACTTGCCGCGCAGCACCAATGCCTTGAGCCGTGATGATTGCCGTCGATGCCGATGTGACGCGCCCTTTCGCGTCCACTACCAGAACTGGCACCTCCGCATCGCTCCCGTAAGTTCCAGCAGTAACGCCTGATGTTGCAAGTGTTGGATTGGGGTACGTCCCAGAGAGGTCTCCACCCGCATTGCCTGACGGTGCTCCCCCGCCCGACGCCGAACTGTTGATAGTCAGCGTGTTGGCTGAGTCGTTGTAACTGAGCGAAATGTTCGTGCCGGCAACGAGGAGTCCTGCCACACGGTCGTCTACCGCTTCGGAGAAGTCAGTGATGTTCGACGCAGTGTGCGTGTGAGAGGCCGGTGCTGCACCGATTGCCGCGGCGCTCAAGCCGGTGACCTGTGATGTCGAAATCGCGATGGGCACCGAAGATGCCGCAGTCACAAGCCCCTTGGCATTTACCGTTACACCAGCAACCGAAGAGGCTGAACCGAACGTGCCGACGTTGCTGTTGACCGTGGCAAGTGTTGCTGCCTGTGATCCTGATCCTGATGCCGTGACGTCCCCCGTGAGCTCGGTGATACCTGTGTCGGTGTCGGTGTCCGCAGCAGGCGCCCATGCCGTGCCGTTGTACTTGAGCACCTGACCTGATGTCGGTGCGGTCGCCGCAACTGCGGTGCCTTGAATCTTTACGACCGTGGCACTCGAGGTCGTGCCCGACAAATCCCCGCTGAGCGAGTTTGAGCCAGAGGTGACCGTGGCCGGTTCCCACTGCGAGGTGGCGCTGTTCCACGAAAGTACTTGGCCCGATGTCGGTGCGGTTGTCGCAACCGTTCTGCCTCGAAGGCGTTCGACCGTCGTCGCCGCGGAACCTTCACTGCTGGTGACATCACCGGTGAGTGCGGGGAGTTTCGTGGCCGATAGTGTGGTGAATGCGGGTTCGGCGCCGATGCTCGCTGGGGTATGCGTGTGGGTCGTATCCGACTTGCCATCCAACGCAGTCTGCAGGCCGGTGACATCCGCAATCGCGTGCGTGTGCGATGCTGCCGCTGCCCCCAGCGCAGTGCGTGCCCCTGCTGCGTCCGTTGCACCCGTTCCACCGTTCGCGACGGCAAGCGTGCCGGCGAGCGTGATGGTCCCGCTTCCGGTGACTGGTCCACCCGATGTGGTGAGGCCGGTCGTTCCACCCGATACCGCAACGCTTGTGACCGTGCCCCCGCCACCGCCGCTTCCTCCACCGGTGTTCGTGATGGTGAGCGTGTTGCCGGCGTCGTCGTAGTTGAGCGAGATACCCGCCCCTGCCTGTAGGAGTGAGCCAACACGGTCGTCTACTGCCTCACTGAAGTCGGTGATTGTGGACGCCGCTTGCGTGTGGCTTGACGCCGCTTTCCCGTCGAGCGTGGTCTGCAGATTCGTCACGTCGGAGATGGCATGCGTGTGCGATGCCGCTGCGTAGGATCCCGCGGCTTGTTTGCCGTCGAGCGCAGTCTGAAGGCCCGTGACGTTGGCAATGGTGTGGATGTGTCCAGCGTCTGCCTTGTCATCCAGTTGCGACTGCAACGAACTTAATGTCCCCGGCAGGTTCGTGACGTCTGCAATGGCGTGCGTGTGCGATGCTGCTGCCGTCCCCAGCACGGTGCGTGCTTCTGCGGCATCTGCCGCCTGCATGAAGGCGTGGATTGTGGGTTTTACTGTTACGTCAGGCATAGGTTATGGAATGATGTAGCGTGAACCGTCCGGGGTGCGGTAGAAGAACCCGTCCGGGGTGCGGTAGAAGAAGAGCGTGACCGGCGGCGCAGGGGTGCCTGTCCTTGCGACAGTGGTCGTTGAGATGGCGATGCCGATTTCCATGCGTTACGGGTTGAAAAGTCGGATGATGTTGGACGCAGTGGTGCCGGTCGCGAACACGCTCACCACCTTCACCGGGAAGAACCCGTTGGCTAAGGACGAGAAGGTGACGGTGTCCCCGCCTGCCGTGGTCACTCGCAAATCGCCACCCGTGCCAACGTACAACGTCGAAGGCGCGAACGTGGTTGAGTTGCTCGGTGTGACTGCCGCGGCGCGTTCGGGTTGAGCGACGGTGTCGGTGACGACGACGTTCTGCCCGTCTTCGACAAGTAGTGGATTGGTGGATGCCATAGGTTTAGTGGAGGTAGTCTGCAATGACGTGGATGCGCGGTTCTTCCGACGCATTCACCACGCTATGCACTTCGTGGTGGTTGAACTCCCACGCTTGACCGGGGAGCATCGTGACGCTCTCGTCACCGCACACGAAGATGCACTCCGGTGCGGAGGTGAGCGAGAAATGGAAACGCCGGTGAGCGAGCGCATACGCACCCTCATCGCGGTGCGATTTGATGACGCCACCAGGTCGAAGCAGGGCAACGACCACGCGACCGATGCCCTTGGACTCGTTAGGCTCGAAGTCTTCGACCAACTGACGGATGCCAGGCATGGCGAACCACGGGAAGTAACTCACGCACTCGAGCCCGTCGAAGACGTCGCGCACGCTCTTGGGCCCGTGCAGTGGGGCGAAACGCAGCACGATGTCGTCCACCTGCCCGTGTTCCGAACCGGCGAACATCCGCCGCACGTTGAGCCAGTTCCACGCCGGCAATGCTGCGAGGTCCTCGAGCGGTGGCGCGATGTCGAACTCTCCGACCTGAGTGAAGTTGCGCAGGCTCATCGCATCCCGCCTCCAGCGGTAAGACGGGCGAGCGCAGAGTCGTTGCCCATGTCGGTTTCAGAAAGTAGCTTGGCACCCTGCGCAACCTGTTGAAGTTGCTCGGCGCGTTGCTGCGCGGCAATCGCCTGCGCACGTCCCTCGCGAATCTTCGCAACCTCTTCATCGGGGCGCACAATCTTGGGAGGCACGCCCAGCATGTCGGAGTACTCGTCAACGACCTGGTCGAAGTCCAGTTTGTCGGCAATCTCGGGCTTGGCCGATGCGAGGTTCCCGACGAACCCGACGAAACGCTCAAGGCCCGAAGTGGCGACCATCTTCTGGGCTTGGGCCATGATGGAGATGTACTCCACCTTGAGCTCCTGACCGGCAATCTCAGCCGGCGGCGCAGGCACCTCGCCCCGGCGCATCATAATCGCGAAGGTGCGGTCGATGAGTGGGTCGAGCAGGTCTTCGTTCTGGCGCTCGAGCACCGGCCCGAGCATCAGCAGTTTCTCCTCGTGACGCTCTTCAATCTCGCGTGCGGTGATTTGGCGCCGGTCGCTGTTGGCCAGCATGAGGAACAGGTCTTCGTAGAAGCATCGCTTCACCCGGTTCTGCGTCTCGCCGATGAGCACGCTCAACTCCTGCAGGGGCATGCGAATCTCGTGCGCAGGCTTGAACCCGGTCGAGCCCTGCGTCGTGTCCACGTAGGTGATGTCGCCGGGGAGCAGCGAGGCTTTCTTGTTCTGCATGCTGGTGGGCGCCACCATCGGCGGGTTCACCATCTTGTCGATGCTCTGAATCATGCGTCGTTGCATCGCTTGCAACTGCTGCACGTCCCCCAGTGCGTCCATCCCCGGGGAGTGCCCGTAGACGTCCTCACCGGTGAGGTTCCACCGCGGCGCCATGACCGGAAACTCGTCGAACCCAGACTCATCAAGGAACTTGCCTTCTTCATCAGAACCCAGTTCCCAGTAGCAGGAGGAGAAGCGCTTGTACTTGGCCGCGAGTTTCTCGGGGTTGTAGTCCTCGTTCGGGTGGATCATGTGCGCGACATCAATCCACGTCTCGTAGTTGCCGTTGTTGTACTGGTCCTGCACGGAGCGGGAGCAGTTCTCTAAGCCAAAGCGTTGCACCAGTTGTCGCACCGTCATCGCATACTCGCGAACGAAAGTATCCACGGTGTGCCGGTGTGACTGCGCCAGGCAGTACGAACCGATGGGGAACGAGTAGCAACGGATGACGTCCTGGTCGTCCTCGAGCACTGCCATTGCGGAAGTCCCGAACAAGCCTTGGTCGCAGTACAAAAGCGGCAAGGCGTTGTAGAGGTTGGACTTTAAGAAGATGGTGCGCATCCGCTTGGTCACATCATCCAGCCACGTCTTGACCGGCCCGAACTCGCCGAGCGATGGGTCGGGCGTGGTGAGACTGAACCACGGGCGTGCAGGGGAAGTGAGCCCCGACATCATCCCGGCCATGAGGTTTCGCATGGCGAGCGTCGCGGTGGAGTCGATGATCTTCTTGTTGCGCCGGTCCCCCTTGTTGCGCTCTGCGATGGTGTAGCGTGCGCGGCGCGGCATCACATAGTCGGAGAGATCACGCCAGTGCGGCATGAATGATTCACGCTCCGAGCGGAGCGTCATGCGCATCTTCTCCAGTTGCTGGCGTTTGGTCTCCATGCGTTACTGCCCGAGCAGCGTCTTTCCCATGTTTTGGAAGTTCTGTTGTTCAGTCGTACTGCCTCCCAATCCCTGTCCGCCAGTGAGGATGGTGTCCGAGCGTCCGCTTGCTGCGAGTGCCTGCCGGCGAGCACTGTCCTGACGTGACTTTGCGTTCGTCTCCATCTGCCCATCGCTCATCACGTTGGGCTTCTCGGGCGTGCTCGGGATGTCCGGTGCGTTTTTCTTGCTCATCGCACTCGAGGCGATACCCCCTAGTGCTGATCCGACGACGATTGCTGCGGTAAAACCCATAGTTAGTTGATGCGTTTGAGGTAGATGAGGTCAACGAGGGAGTAACCCAGACGCTCGATGAGAGGCGACCAGTTGTGCTTGGACTTGATGTGGTGGACGACCACTTGCACGCCTTCGGCCTTGAGTTGCTCCTCGGAGAACTTGATGAGGCGCGTACCCAGCGTCCCGCGGCGTAAGTCTTCGCGGATGAAAAGGATGTCCTGCACGGCTTGCAGTGAGGTGCTGTAGTGCAGATTGCGATTAACGATGAACACCGCGTACCCGATGATTTCGCCTTCGCGCCGAGCGGTGTACACGCGGATTGAACCGGCTGCCTGCAGGGCGTAGTAGCGCTCCCAGTCCGGTGAGAGCGGGATGGTCAGGTCGTGCGCAATCTCCCTCCAATGCGCCTCGAGCAGGGGCATGGTTTCCTGCCCCAGTTCCGGGGTGAGTGGCTCAAGAGCGAACACGACGTCCATGCTTCAATCCTTGGATGCGTCTTCAATCCGTCAAGCGAAAGGGTCGTACTCGGTCAACGCGTGCCCCCCGGCGTGCAGGTTCGCACCCGGTCCACGCGACGGCGCCACGGGGAAGGCGAAGGTCAGTGCGAGTGCGTCCGCAATGTCCGGTGAGGGTAGGCCACGCTTCTTGAGGTCGTCTTTGCTCTCGAGCTCGAACTTGTTCGCGGCGTTCGCGTAGCTGTAGGTGGGTGCGCACAACTCGATCTTCAGTTGCGGGATGTTCGGGATGCTCGCGCCGGCCTTCAACCACTGACTCATGTCAAACCACATCTCCCCACGCTTGTTCACGAACTGGGGCTTAGTCGGTGACCCACCGAAGTTGACGCCCACAACAGCATGCCCCAACTGGTGAAGCCTGTCGATTACCCCCTCGCCGCGTCCCGCGTCGATGAACACTGCGTCGGGTTTCCACTCCACAATCGCCTGCGCGACCTTGGCCGCGAGCTCCATGTTGTTGAGCCCTTGGTGAATCTGAGGCTCGAATGCCACCAGTCCCTGACGACCGAAGATCACTGACTTGTCGTCCCCGTACCGAGCGACATCCACGCCGAGGATGCGCGGTGAGAACTCGTAGTCGGTCGCCGGCAGGTGTTTACCCACTGCCTCCTGCACCGTCTCGAAGGCGATTAACTGGTCTGGGTTCGATGCGCTGAAATCGTTCAGCATCTCCTGTCGGAACTGGTTCTCACTCATGTCTTTGCGCATGGATTCAATCTCGTCGGCTGAGAGGGCATCAGTCTGGTAGCAGGTGTAGTTCGCCGCGAACCACTCGTCGGGGTTGTTGAGAGCCTCGAAGTATTTCTCACTGAGCAGGTTCACACCCTTCACCGTGCCGATGAAGATGGCCCATCCTCGCCGGTCTGCAATCGCCGGTCGAAGAATCTCACCCCACGTCTCCGGTTTCATATCGGCGACCTCGTCGAGCACGACCCCGTCGAAGTAGAGTCCGCGCAGGGAGTCCGGGTTGTCAGCGCCGAAGAGCGTGATGGTCGCCCCGTTGGGAAACGTGACGGACAGCTCAGACTCGTTGATCTTGATGCCGGGGACAGGGAAGCTAAATCGCTTGAGGTAGCGCCAGGCAATCTTCTTGGTCTGCTTGAGCAGGGGTCCCACGTACCCGAACTGCCCCTCGGCCTTGGTGCATTTGAGCGCAGCATGGACGAGCTCCATGACGGCCATGACCGTCTTGCCACCACGTCGGTGGATCACAACGACCGAGAATCGCTTGAGTCCGCGGTGAACCTTGCGTTGCCAGTCCCGGGGCGCGTAGCCGAGGTCGATGCGTTGGGATGCCATCAGGGAAGTGTGCAGTCTCTCCTGCTGTCGCACCACTGCATCGACCGGGAGCTACCCGATCCGCGCCGCCGGCATGGAGCCAGCATGGCAGGTGTCGCGTCTCGGCCTCTCTCCGGTGGTCACGCCGAGTTAAACGGTGGCGTTCCCGTTGGCCTCGCGGCCATCTAGTCTCTCCGAGCTGTCACACCACTCTCTTCTGCGTCCGTCGGCGGCATTACCTCGTGACCACGGATCGGCAGGTGTCGCGGTTCTACGCTACCACCAGAGGTGCGCAGGTCAATCCTCGTCCTCAATCGGATCGTCGGGGCAACGGTCGATGCCCGTGATGACCTCGATCTTCACCGGCCCGTCACCGGCGCCGGTCACCTGCATCGGCAGCACCTTGCCCAGCAGCGTGAGAAATGTGCGCGGGTCGAGCCTAGCCACCGTCTCGAGGTATTCGACCCCGCCGGCACGCTCGTAAGCCTGCAGGATAGCCTCCTTCAGCGTGCCAGTAAGTTTGTTCGGGACGCCCTTCTTGCGCCCTCCGGTGTATCGTCCTTTCGCCATGACTTTCTTGTTTTCTACCCTACAGCAGGCCTCGCAGATGGCAATGTCTACGCCGCGTTCTACACATGTCTACTCTCCCAAAACCCAAAGTGTAGACACGCAACCAAATGACATTCAGAAGCTTATGCCAATGTCTACACTGTCTACACTCAAACCGAGAACATTTTCAAAATCTCGTGGAACATCTCACCGCGTATATACCCCCTATTCCATATACCCCTCTTTTTAATAAAAGAAGTGTAGACAGTGTAGACAAGTATGTAAGTGCGTATCCCACAACGATTTTTAACGTCTACACTTCCGTCTACAGAAGGGGCTTGTCTACGCTCGACTTGTGTAGCCAAGGCCATGCTGGAGGCATTTGGGCACGAAAAAACCCGCCTCCCACTCGGGAGACGGGCCTTTCGTTCGACCGGTTGTGCCACCCCTGGCACTCGCGGCATTGGTGACTGTAGCCGCGGCGCACGCGGTGTCAACGCTGACTTGTTGCATTCTCGGCAACGGGCATCTCGGTGCTTGTCGTGATGCGGAAGTGTAGGTGCGACAAACCAAACATCCGCGCTGCCGCTTTGGCCTCGTCCACGCATTGGAACGTCGTTGACCACCGGATGTCGCGGAACGACACCCAGAGGTCTCTATCGCGTTCTGCTGAGAGCCAGCACCCCGTCTCCCGGTGTTGGATGCGGTAGGGCTTAGTCGAGCTCATCGTCGATCTCAGCTTCCGTCTCGGGGTCCGCCAGCACCACGGCAATGCCGATGGTCTGCCCGTCGAAGTTGCCCCCAATGCATTTGGCCAGATAGGTCATCTGGGGCTCGTCGAGCTCGAGCATCAGCCTGGCCAGTTGAGTAGCCAGACTGAGCATCTCGTCGCGGATCTCTTGGTCGTCGGTCATGCGATGCGCTCAATCATGTCAGCGAGGCGCCTCAGTGTCTCGGCAATCTCACTCAACGACGGGGCGCTCGGGGCGACCGGGACATCCTGCTGCAAGGTCGGCGGCGAGGATGGTGAAGGCTCGGGCAGCGGTTGCTGGGACGACTCCGTTCCCCAACATTCGCAACTCGTCGGTGCGATTGTCACTGGCGCGGCACAGGAGGCCATAGTCCACCCCACCGGAAGCCCCATCAGCGTTTCCACCCAGCGTGGGTTGAGTTTGCCGTTGTCTCGGTTCCACTGACCCGTCGGAGCAACTTCGGTTTGCGATGGCAGATCCGAGTGGTTGCCCTCCCGAATCATCCTGCCCTCGGCTCCCTTCGCATCCCTCGCTTGAGGCGTTGCCCATGCTGTCACCTGACTGCCAAGTCTCGGCCACACTTTCCCGTCCTGCCCCACTTGGTAGCCCACGTGATTCTTCGCCTCCGGTGTCGCCCACTGCGGGTTCTGCACTGCTGCGCAGAGGTTCGGACTCCTTCCACTCCCCTGCTTCGTCTTCCCCTCGAGCACTGCCTGCTTCACACGCTCCCGCCTCTCCATCATCCCCTGCTTGAACTTCTCCCACGGGACTCCGTCGTTCGCCTGCGTTGCGTCCGGGGTTGGCCACAACTCTCGGTGGCTCCCACCAGTGCTGGGGTTCGCCGGGTCGGCTTGGCCATGCGTCTTGAGAACAACCGTAGTCAGCGACTCCTGCGAGCCCTTCATTCCACGCGACCGATCTTGGAATCCCTGCCTGACCTCCGATGCTACGGGAGACGGCCATGATGAACACCCGCTTTCTCTGGTGAGGTGCGCCGACCTCGCTCGCACTGAATACTCCCCACGTTGCTTCGTAACCCAACTCCTCCAAGTCTGAGAGCACGCTGGAGAGTCCCAACGTAATGTGCCCCTCGACGTTTTCAAAAAAACAGACTCGGGGTCGCAAAATGCGAATGCCGTCTGCGATGGCAGGCCAGAGGTGACGGGGATCGTCGGCGCCGAGTCGTTTGCCTGCGCTTGAGAAGGGCTGGCAGGGATAACCTCCAGAAAGGATGTCCACTCGGTCAGAAAATGCGCTCCAAGGGAAGGTTCGCAGATTGCTCCAGATCGGAGCCGGGTCAAGCGACCCGCCTTCCATTCGCGCAAGTAAGAGCTCGATGGCACTTGATTCGATCTCCGCATAAGCGACTGTGCGCAGATCTGGGAACACTCGTTTGAGTCCGAGGTCAATACCTCCGTATCCGGTGCAAAGACTGATGTGAGTTGGTTGATGATAGGTCGTGGGAGTATCCACATTATTGTTATTTGGTTAGGATGTATTTGGGGTTCAGTATCTCCTCTGCCCATGCACGGGCAAAGCGTTTATGTTTACCCCTCGCCCAAGCGTACCCGGCAAGGCACGCGAGGGAGACGAGGATGATGGCGATGGTGAGTCGGTACAGGTTCATTCACTCGGGCAGTCTTCGTTGATGCACTCCCAGAAACCGCACGGGCCCGACTCGTTTGCGTCGTCAGTCCACTCCATCGGCTCTTGGCAACGCCGGCACTCAGGCGGGTCGGGTTGCTCGTCTGGGTTGCTCGTGAGCCATGAGTCGAACCAGTTTGGAAGCCTGCTCATCGCTGACCTCCCTCCCACTTGCCCAGCGTGCGCAGGAACGCCTCTGCCCGTTGCCGAGCGGTTGCGCAATAAAACTCTCTGTCACCGCAAGACTCTGCGCGAGTGACCAAAACTAACTGTTGGGCGTAAACTGGAGCAAAGGCATTGAAGATTGCACTCTCCGCTTCGTGCATCGCGTTGAGGCACGCGCAGTAGTCTGCATCCCACCCATACACCGCGGAGATGGCGGCGTTGATCTGTTCGTCGGTCATTCCGCTACCTCCAACAGTTCAACGCGGATTGGGCGCCCCAAGTACGCCGACAGAATCTCTTCTAGCAACTGGATGTTTGCCGACGTTGCCAACTGCTCGATTGCCAGTCCGTGCTGCGATGGAAACGCAATCACGACGGACGAGTTGCTGACCTCCAACAGGAAGCCAAGCTCCAGCCACATCCGAATCAAAGGACGCTTCTTCCGAACCTCAGCAACCAGATGCTTCCACGTCTGCTCCCGGTCATCCGCTTCAATCCGGTCAATCTGTGCCTGAGCCTCTGCTATGGTCGCCTGCGCATCCGCGACGACCTTCCGCAGGTACGCCAGTGTCGAGCACTCCATTGTGTGCGTGCTCATGCCAGCACCTCCCGCACGTTGATCTGCGTGCCGTCAGCGCCGACAAGCCAGGCACCGAGGCCGGCTTGGTATTCAACGAACTGAGCAACGCCGCCGAACTCGCCGCGGCACCAACGGATGACCGCTTCGAGCGTCTTACGCTTACCCTGCAGGGAGCCGCGAAGCTCCCCGTTTACGTGGACAGAGTAGGTGCTCATTCGGACACCTCCTGCGTTAGTGAGACGTGAGCCAGCACGTAGGTGCCAAGCAGCAGGATGGCGAATCCGACCTGCCACAAGCCGGTTGTGTTGGCGATGAATACCGCATCCATGCTCGATAGCAGGAGCGATCCGATGGTTATGTGTGTATGTTTCATAGTCTCGTCAGTACCCGCATCACGGGTAGACCGGGTAGCCCCGGTTTCGACTTAGCGGAACCGCTCAAGCACCGTGATGGCATCAGCAACAACCTTGCGGACGTGCTGCTCCTCACGCTTTGCGGTCGCAACAATCGCCGCCGCCTGCTTCTCCGCATTCGCGATGATGTTGGCAGCATGCCGTTGAGCATCCGCATGGACTTCCTCGCATTGGCGGAACGCATCACGCAACGAGATCGACGGGATGATGTCGGAGCGAAGGTTGGACTCGACCTCGTAGTCAACCTGACGCAACCACTCACCGATGTACGAGTCAGAAGGAAACTGGTGGACGAGGTTGCGGAAAAGTTCAAGTTCTTGGTTCTTGTTCATGACGTGTGTTGGTTCGTTGTTCGTGTTGCGCTACTCGCAACGGTGACCAGCATGCCATGCGCATTGCGTGAGTCAACGTGATTTTCTGTTGGAAATAAAAAACCCCACCAAGCACTTGGCCTAGTGGGGTTTACGCTGGGTTGGGTGAGGCTCGAGTGGACTATTCGTGCGCGATTTTCAGCGCTTGATGGACTGTCGGGAACACTTCAGCGAAGCACCGGTCAATCGCCTGCGCAATCTCACGGTGTTCTTTCTGAGTGTGTTCGTCGAGGCGAACCTGCAGGTAGTGAATCCACGACCGACAAGTGCCTGCCATGTACAAGGTTGTGCTCGTCGCGAGCGGCAGCACCATGCGTGCGCATTCACGTGCAACGCCGGCGTTGAGCAGTTCGTCGTAAACAAATGCGACCCTCGTCATCGCCTTGCAGACCAAGCTGCGAACCTCTTCATCTTCAATGACTTCAGTGCTGCTCTGCCGATTCTTATCAGCCTGACGGCGCAACTCCACCGGCTCGATACCAACCGCTTCCGAATAGCGTTGGCTGAACTCTTGGAACGAGAACGACTTGTGACGCAGCAACTGCGCGGCAATCGCACGCGAAGTCTTGATTTCAACGGTCATCGACGCCTGCTCAAACACGGACCAATGCCCGTGCCTGATGCAGTACTGCAGGAGTCGCGGAGCGGTTTCCATGTTGCTCTGGTTGCTCGGGTTAGACACCCGGGCACAGTAAACAATCAACTCCTCCGCGGTGCTGGGCCCACCGTCGAACTGACAGGGGACCGTGGATGCGATGAGTCGGACGTTCATCGGGTTAAGCGTTGAGCCTCCGACAGATGCGTCATCCGCTGAATCTCGCGTTTGACGTACCACTGCGCCTTGTAGAGGTCCTCGAGGTGAGTCGCCGAACTCTTCAAGCCGGCACGCCAGAGGTATTTGATGGCGTTGCCGACGTTGAGCGTCATGTGCTCGATTACCTCGATGCACTCAATCCCAGCAGGATGCTGGTTGTAATGCGCCGGGTGATCCACCGGATCGTTGTTCGGGTCGAAGCTCATAGCGAGAAGGTACGCTTGAACCACCCGATGACCCCAGAGCGCTCGGTCAGTTTCTGCTCGAGCTCGACGATGTAGTCCCGTTGCAACTGCACCGTCTTGTCAGCGTCTGCCAGTTGGCCGATGAGTTTCTGGTTGTTACTGAGCAGGAGCGCCTTCTCTCTCTGCCAGTCGGTAAATAACGCCTGAGACTTACGGTGTGCGGCTTCGGCCACGCTTTCGTTGAACGCCGTCAGTTGTTTGCGTAGCTGAGACGTCTCTTGGTTTCTCTGCGCTCGGATCTGTTGAATGTATGCCTTCGCATCATCCAGCGTCTTGATGGTGTGGAGTTGTCTACCCATTGCTTTCTGTTGTTTGTGTTGTGGTTTCTGCTTCTGATTGTCCGCTCGGGACAAAGACTTCGATGACGTTGTGGAAACTGCCTTCATGGAACGTCTGTCCTCCTGATCTGATGCACGCCCCGGGAGGCGCCATCTCGGTTAACGCTGCCAGAGCAGCAATCGGTACGGGGCAGATGAGTTGAGCCCAGATTGTTTCTTCGCTCACTGATGGACCTCCTCTTTCTGCGCAACTTCCCAACTCTCGACGTCCTCAAGCCGGTATCGCACCGGCCCCCGTTTCCCCGCCAGGCGTATGTAGGCGGGACCAATCCTGCGTGTTCGCCAGTTGGCCAACGTGCCAAGGGCAATCTGCAACCTGTCGGACAACTGCTCAGGCGTAAGCCAAATCAAGCTAGTCTTCATGTTCATGCTCAGGTTGTGGGGCCCTAGAAGGGCCCCGATTCGTCTTCCTGCTTGTCGCCAAACGGCACGTCGTCCTGCTGCTCCGGTGCGGGTGCTGCCTCAACTGCTGGTGCTGCTTTTGCCATCGCCGCCTTGACCTTCGACGGAACGCTGCCCTTGGTGGCAAGCGCTGCCTTCCTCTCGTCCTTAGCCTTGATGAGCTCGGCGATGCCTGCGTCGTCGCCCAGTGCGTCCGCGGCGTTGTATGCGTCGGTGTACACGGCTTTCAACACGTCAAGGTTCTCTGCCTTGCGAACTGCCACCAATGCATCGTCGAGGTTGAACGGGCGCCCCTGCGGTGCCGGCTCGGGTTCGGTCGCGTCAGGCCGGCGGATGGTCACCTGTTTGCGAGGTGCGGGACCCGTCGCGGCGTTGCCGTCGTCGTCATCCTGGACGATGCCAACCATCGCGGCGAGAGCGTACCGGCGAGCGTAGGTCACTGCGGACCCGACTCCCTGCGCATCGGGCTTGCTCACCGGAATCGTGAACGTGCTCTGAATCCATTCACCGGACTCGTGAGCGAGGATGGTCGTCAGTTCGATGGTTTTGTCACCAATCTCCCCGGGCGTCTGGATTACTGCCAGTCCGTTACTGGCGAGGGGTTCGCGGCACGCGTCCCACACGCCGGCCAGATCCGCGTAGCGGGACCGGAAGTGAGGGTTCACCGAGTCTTTGAGTGCGGCACGCATTGCCCCCTGCGCTTTTGCGAGGGAACCTGCGAGTTTTGCGATGCTGTCTGATGCCTTTAACATGCTTTTTTCTGTTGTTTTTGTCATTGCTGCTTAACTACTTGCTGCTCTTCTTCGTGTTCACTCGGAAGTTCCTGTATGCCTGACGCACGAACGCCGGCACCTCCTTGGCCTCAATCATCCCCGCAGAGATGGACCACCCGTTGCCGAGAACCTTCTCTGCGGTTCCGATGCGGGTTAACAACTGAGCCTTCAGAGAATCCTTAATGTCCTCGAGCGACTTGATGTTGCTCGACACCTCACGATAGCGAGACACCAGGTCGTCAGTCTCCATGTCACCCGTCGCGTCAATCACCTCGCCGGGGTTGGCACGGGCGTGGAGTTTCGCCACCACGTTGGCATCCTCGGGGTAGTGAGGCTCGGGCGCCACGCCTGACTCGACGCTCACCCAGAACCGAGCGACCTCGTCGAGGATTTGCGCATGCACCTCGGGGTCCGCCTTGCGGATGCAGTACTTGATGGTGTTGCCGGCGACGAGCGCCGCAATCACGCCCCACGACCGGCCCGTCACGAGCAACTGGTGCTGAAGCTGAAGCTCGATGTGAGCGGGTGCTTCGACCACGCCGTCCTCGTCGCTCCACTTGTCGCGAAACACGAGGAAGTCCACGTTTTTAATCTCGAGCAGGCCGGGACCGTCTTCGTGCCCGAGAATCTCGAAATCAAACGAGGAACCGATGCGGCGTTCGTCGATGCGGGAGTAGACGTTGCGAGCACGCACGTCCCAACCCATGTCCTCGGCGATGCCGCGTGCAATCGCATCCTGCAGGCGATTGCCCCAGCGCATGCGCTCGTTCTCTTCCACCGTGTCACTGAGTCCGCCGGTCTTCTGGTGCCAGAGTTGGAGGCGCGTCTTGTACGGACTGAGTTCGAACAAAGCGGCCACGTCCGTTGATGTGATGTCCTTGCCGCGGAGGGCAAGCCAGGCTTCCCGGTCTGTCGGGAGTATGTTGGTCGTTTTCATGTGTGTTGATGTTGTCGTTTTGACAACGGGATGGACGCTAATACCAAGGGCATTCGGTGGTCAAGTAGGTTTGCGTGATTTTTTGTGGGACTTAGAGAGACTTACAGGAATCTCCTGATGCATCGTGCTACAGATTAAGCACTTGTATAACCATTCAGCATCTGCCTGTTGCACTCCGTTGCGACACCAGCAACAATGTTTGCATGACCTCTGCTGACATCGTCATCGCCCGTTTCGGTGGGATTCGTGCAACCGCACGAGCACTGCGCATTCACGCTTCATCGGTGCTGCGCTGGAAACGCTCGGGCACCGTGCCTATTAGACGTTGGAACGCACTGCTTTCCGCAGCGCAGCGCAACGCAGTTCCGCTCGAGGTCACCGACCTTCTCCCCAACATTTCTGTTGCGGATAACGCAACGCGTGATACGAGTGCGGCATGCAACTCCGCGACTACCAGTTCGACCTCCTCGACCGGACCCGTCGTTCTCTCGCCAGTCATCGGCGAACCCTGATGGTATGCCCCACGGGTGGGGGTAAGACCGTGATGTTCTGCTACATGGCACAACGTGCCGTGGCCCGTGGTGGACGCGTGGTGATTCTCGTGCATCGGGACGAGCTCATCGACCAAGTCGCCGGCACCTTGCATCGGTTCAACGTCCCCTGCACCTTCGTGGCGCCTGGTCGTAAGTACAGGCACAACATCCCCGTCGTCGTCGCCTCTGTGTTCGCGCTCAAGAACAGGCTGGATGTCGTTCACTCCCCGACACTTGTCATTGTGGACGAAGCGCACCACGCCACCGCGAAATCCTCGTGGGGCCGCGTGCTCAACACGTGGGCAGCATCAAAGGTTGTCGGTGTGACAGCAACGCCGCAACGCTTGTCGGGCGAGGGGCTTAACGAGTTGTTCGACGATATGGTCGTGGGACCCACCACTGCGGATCTCATCGAGGCGGGGCACCTCTCCTCATACGAGTATTTCTGCCCGTCAGAGGTAGATTTGAGCGGTGTTGGGTTTGCGATGGGCGACTTCAACAAGCACGACCTCGACACCATGATGAACAAACCCGGCATAACGGGTTCAGCGGTCGAGCACTACCGCAAACTCGCTGACGGCAAACGTGCGGTGATTTTCTGCGTGAGCCTCAAACACTGCGCCGCGGTGCGCGATCAGTACCTCGCAGCAGGCTACCGTGCTGAGATCATCGACGGCACGATGGACAAACTCGCACGACGCTCTCTCGTCCAACGCTTTGCCTCTGGCGGACTCGACCAGTTGGTGTCGTGCGACGTGGTGTCGGAGGGGTTCGACCTGCCTGCCATCGAGGTGGTGCAGATGCTGCGCCCGACCGCATCGACCTCGCTCTGCCTCCAGCAGTGGGGCCGAGGACTTCGCACGTTCGCCGGTAAGACCCACGCCATCATCCTAGATCACGTCGGTAACTGCCGGCGCCACATGTTCCCCGACTCCGACAGGGAGTGGACGCTCGAGGGGAAGAAGCGCAAGAAGAAGGACGCGGAAGCCAAGATCGCAATCCGCCTCTGCCCCGTGTGTTTCCGCGCACTCCCCGGGGGCACTCCGGTTTGCGGGTGCGGTCACCGGTTCGCACCTCAACCGCGGGAGGTTGAGCAGAAGCAGGGTGAGCTCGTGAAGGTATCGGCTCAGATGAAGCTTGCCCTGCAGGCACAACGGAAGCAGGAGCAAAGCAGTGCGAAGACATACGAGGATCTCGTCGCACTTGGTCAATCTCGTGGGTATCGTTTCCCACGCGAGTGGGCTCAGAAGATTCTGGCCTCACGTAAAACGAGAACAAGAAGCAGAACAACAACATCATGGCATCACTAAACAAAGTCCTCCTCATGGGTAACTTAACCCGCGACCCAGAGACAAAACACACACCGAAAGGAACCGCAGTCACTCAGATGTCGATTGCAATCAACCGCAACTACACGACGGAAGGCGGAGACAAGAAAGAGGAGGTCACGTATGTGGACATTGAAGCGTGGGGCAGGTTGGCAGAGAACTGCGCAGAACACCTGTCGAAGGGGAAACAGATTTTCGTCGAAGGCCGGCTCAAGCTGGACACTTGGGAAGACAAGCAGACCGGGGAGAAGAAATCCCGTCTTCGCGTTGCCGCTGACGCGGTGCAGTTCCTCTCGCCGAGAGAGTCGTCGCAGCAATCCTCCTCACGCCCACGTCGTGATTTCTGAGACGCGGATTCAAAGTGAGATCCAGTTGGCCGCGTCCCGAGTTGGGGCGCGGCTATGGAGGAACCAAGTCGGCAAGTATGAGTTGGCCGACGGACGGTGGCTTTCATCGGGACTCTGCGTTGGGTCTTCGGATCTCATCGGCATCACGCCTGACGGACGCTTCCTCGCGGTGGAAGTGAAGCGCCCGGGGAAAACCGCAACACCCGAACAACGCGCCTTCGTCTCGCTTGTGCGAGCGATGGGAGGCGTGGCCGGGGTGTGCCACTCGGTCGAGGAGTTCCTCGCCTTGTTGGCTTAGTTGGCCAAACCAAACACACACACGGAGGATGAAACGAGACTTCAAATCATTGCGAACGGACCTGCTGACCCGCGCACGCGGACTCCTGCAGGAGTGGTTTCCTGAGGGCCGATTCCACGGACACGAGTTCGTGGTCGGCAACCTGTCGGGCGAAAAGGGTGACTCCCTCTCAGTCAATGTAAACACGGGCGTCTGGAGCGACTTCGCCGGCGGGGACAAGGGGTCGGACCTCATTGCCCTGTACGCAGCAAAGCATGGGTGTTCAATGTCCGAGGCTTACGATGCAATCGCCGGGACAAACTACATCCCGAACAACACCCCGCCCCCACCGATACCCAAGAAAGCAACGCTCGGACTGCCACCGGAGGGCAACAAGCCGGCGCTCTTCATCCACAAGGTACACGGCAAACCCACCTGCGTCTGGACGTACAAGACTGCTGACGGGAAGCTCATCGGGTACATCGCACGGCACGACCCGCGTGGCGCTCGCAAACAGTTCATCCCCTGGTTCTACGACACCGAGAAGCAGGCGTGGGTGAACCAGATGATCGAGGACTCTCGTCCCCTCTACGGGCTCGAACTGCTCAACCAGAACCCCGGCAAGCCGGCGATGGTCGTCGAAGGCGAGAAGGCCGCGGACGCAGCACGTGCGCTCGCCGGTCACCACTACGTCGTCGTGTCATGGCCCGGTGGAGCGCAGGCCATCCACAAGGTGGACTGGTCGCCAATCCACGGGCGCCGGCTCTTCTTGTGGCCCGACAACGACGCGCCAGGCATCCAGTGCATGGACGCTATCGCAGAGATGCTTGCCGACAGGGTGGCTGAGATCAAGATACTGCGCCCAGAGGGGCAACCGGAGAAGTGGGACGCTGCGGACGCGATGAACTCGGGCTGGACGTGGGACGCTCTGCGCATGTGGGCGAAGGACAAGATCCGCACGTTCGACCCACCGACCACCGAAGCGAAAGCGGTATCAAAGGCAGTCGCCCGGGACAGCAGCATCAAGGGACTGCAAGACCTCTGGGAGCAACTCGGTCTTGAGATTGGCGGGTCGATGCGACCACACGCAAATCTGGACAACCTCTGCAAGATTCTCGAGGGGTACGAACCGCTCGCCGGCGTGGTCTGGTACGACGAGTTTAAGGAGAAGATTCTGACCTCGTGGGACACCGATGCGCGGGAGTGGAACGACGCGGACGACCTGCGTCTCACCCGCCTCATGCAGTCGCAACTTGGCATCCCCAAGGTGAGCGTGCAGGGGGTCCACGATGCCGTCGTGCTGGTCGCCCAGACTCGCGTGAGGAACGAGGTGAAGGAGTGGCTCGACCGATTGCGCTGGGATGGCGAGTCGCGTTTGCGTCTCCTCCTGCCGGATGGGTTCGGTACGCCCCAGGACGAGTACCACCGCATGGTTGGGCAGTGCTGGCTTATCTCAATGGTCGCACGCATCTACCGACCGGGTTGCAAGGTGGACACCATGCCAATCTTTGAGGGAGCGCAGGG